TGGACTTCCTGAAGCAAGACGCTACCTAACCGCTGACGTTCAAGCCGCTGCTCCGTTTGTCTGGTGGGTCTGCCGCGAGTGGAGCAAAGGGAATTCGCGTCTTGTCGCTGCTGGTCACGCTGACGACTTTGCTGCACTTCGACGGGTTCAACTTCAATACAACGTGCATGACATGGACGTTGGTGTTGATTCTGGCTTTAATACACAAGCCGTATATGACGCTTGTGGTGGTTTCTGTTTAATAAGCAGCAATCCCATCACATATCCCTGCGGTCTCCGGTATCCACCAGAGGGAGGATTGAGAAAGCCGATGTTGATCGGTTGGCTTCCAATGAAAGGCCGAGAGACTGGAGCGCGATTCACGAGCAAAACCGGAGCAATTCATCCGTTTGGTATTACGACTTCAACATCAATGCGGACTGATGCGGTCCAGCCTTTGCTAGTCTTTGACACTGAGCATATGCGGGAAGTACTTCAGCGACTCCGTAGAGGATCGGAAAGTCATCAATGGACCGTTTGCAGCTTACCTGCACCACTTGAAGCTGAAGGAGCATTTGCGGCTGATTCTGACACATACTGGAAGCACTTGGATTCTCACGTTCTCAAGCCAACGGCTAACAGAGCGGGACGAATCAAACATCTGTGGTTCAAGCGAAACACTCGCTGGCCCGATCATTTGCATGACTGCGAGTTGATGCAATTGGCGATGGTGATGCTCTGGAATGATCTCGCATCTACTAGTTCTGAAAATTCTAGTAGTTGACTTCACAGTTGGTCTGTGAATAGTCCGCGCAAGTGTTGACCTACACCGTAGCAACGAAGCGGAGTTATTTGCGTACTACCTACGCAAGCAAAGCTGCTTTGACATTGCTTGAAGCTTTGACGGCAAAGCTAACTGTTGCTGCAAACGCTATAGAGTCTGGTCAAGTTGTCCGCTCAACTTCTAGTTCTGACGTTTCCGTTGAGTTCGCTGAACCCGGTAAGGGTTCCGCTTCCGCTGGTGAAATGTTGGAAATGTGGGAATCACTGCTGTCAGACTACGATCTCGCCGTGACCCTATTGGCTGGAGACGGAATCACTAGCCCGTCAGACCTCCAGATCTATAACAAGATGCTTGGGACCATTCTGGTGGCGGTTACTCGGTATTACGGTGATTTCACACAGTTCCGTCGTGAAGCCACAACCCGAATGAGCTAATGGGAATCCTTCAAACCATTGCGAATAAGTTGTTTCCCGCTCCCGTTAATAAGTACGAGGGAGCCGGTCAGTCGTTGCGTCGTTCGTATCTTGATACGTCCTATACTTCGGCTCGCTTTGATGTAACGAGTTCAACCCGACAAGCGATTGTCCGTAAGTCCCGTTTCTTTGAGCAGAACAATGCTGTTCTAAATAGACTTGGGGATCTGTTTGAGTCGTACACCGTTGGCTCTAGCTTCTCGGTTCAACCGGCTTCCAGCGATCCTGCTTGGAATCTCAAAGCCAAGAAGTGGTTCGATGTTTGGAGCCGTTATCCCGATATTGGTTCGCGTCAGTCTTTCGCAACGCTGATGAGCCAAGCGGCTCGCGGTTGGTTCTTCGACGGTGAGAGCTTTATCCTTTTGACCAAAGGTGAGAGCGGAAAGCCGAGATTGCAGCTTATCGAAGCTCAATCAATTGCCACTCCTGTTGGCATGGAGTCCGATTTAACTGTGTTTGATGGCATCCGGTTTGATCCTAAGACTGGACGCGCAATCTCGTATTTTATCGGATCAGAGAAGACTCAGGGTAATCTTACTGACGTTCGCTCAATTGGTTCAGACTCGGTAGTTCACATTTACGAGCCGAATCGTCCCGGTCAGCTTAGAGGTCTTCCGTTTGTCTCTGCGGTTATCAATGATCTCCACGATCTCGACGACTTGCAGAAGCTGGAGATGGAAGCTTGCAAGCTCGGTGCTTCCGTCGCTCAGATCGTCAAGACGGTAAGCGGTGAGGTCCAAGCATCCAGCCTCCGTTCCGGTGGAATCTCGCAAACCACTCAGAACACTGCCGAGAACTATTACGAGCAAGTCTTTGGGTCGTCTGTTAAAGTACTCAAGAACGGTGATTCATTTGAACAGTTTGCGACTGAGCGTCCCGGTGTGAATATGCGCGAATACTGGCGGCAATTGACCGAGAAGGTCTGCGCTGGTGTTGGTATTCCTTACGTTCTCGTTTATCCCGAGTCCATGCAGGGAACTGTCTATCGCGGTGCGCTAGATATGTCTGCTGTGTGGTTTAAGTCTCGGCATCAAGTGATGTCGTCAGCGGCTCGACGTATTTATGAATATGTCATGGAGTACGCTATCAAGACTGATCCAACGCTCAACGATGCTCCGTCTGACTGGTATGAAGTAGCGATCACCGCTCCCCGCTCCCCGAACGTTGATGTTGGCCGTAATTCCGCTGCTCAGTTGGCTGAATTGGAGGCTGGCATTCTGACTTACGATGAAGTCTATGGTGCGCGTGGTCTTGATTGGCGGTCTGCTTTAGAAGCAAAAGCACAGCAAGCTTTGTTTGTGCGTCAACTCGCTGACAAATACGGAGTTGATGTATCTGAGATTTCGGTGATTCAGAAAGAACGTCCTGCGGCTAGTGCTGCACCGGCTATTGACATTGAAGATGATTCTTCTGAATCTCCGTCTCCAGTTGCTCCGTCAGAAGGTGGATCACAACCGCTTGTTGTAGAACAAACCGAAGTGACCGCTTCAGTCAAAAAGCAACGTAAGCCGCGAGCCAAGAAAACAAAATGAGCTTCACTAAGAAATCAGATTGGCTTTATTACGCTCCTGCGGCTTCCGCTGGTGAGACTGCGACCATTCAAATCTTTGACCAGATTGGCGAAGATTGGTTTGGTGGTAACGGTCTATCTGGTAAGCAATTCTCTGACGTTCTTGCTGAAGTTGGCAATGGTCCGCTGCTTGTAGAGATCAACTCTCCCGGTGGCAACGTCTGGGATGGTCTGAGCATCTACAACCAGTTGCGCGGTCGCAAAGCTCCGGTGACCACTCGGGTTGTTGGTATTGCGGCTTCCATTGCTTCGATTATTGCTCTGGCTGGTGATCGTGTAGAGATGGCTGATGCCGCTCTAATGATGATTCACGATCCTTCCGGAATGGCTTCTGGCACTTCGGAAGATATGCGGAAAATGGCTGACGCTCTTGATCAACACGCTGAAGTACTGGTTGGAGTGTACGCTAAGAAAACGGGACGATCTCCCGAGTCGATCCGCGCTGCGATGAAATCGGAAACTTGGTTCACAACCGCTGAAGCAATTGAGTTTGGCTTGGTGGACAAACCGATCAAACAGCTTGCGATGGCTGCTAAGTGGCATCCCCGCGCTGTTACCAAGACCGCTCCCGAGACGGTCAAGAACAACCTCCGCAAAGGTCTTGAGCAATACGCTGAAGGTCTTGCTGGTGAAGGTCTTGAGAAGCAGACGGTTCTTGAGGCTGAATCACTCGTTGCCGGTGAAGCTCCCACCGAAGATAAAGTTGAGAAGGCTAATGCTTGGTGGGGTCGCAATGAACGCTTTCTTGAGGCTGAACCTAACACTCCCGCTGATGTAGCTGCCAACCTTTGGGGCGGTGCTGCTGGACGCGATTGGTTCCGCGCTCTGTACGCTCAAATCGAGCGTGAAGAAGGGGAAGAAGATGAATCCCCAGACGACAAGATTTCTGCCGATAGCAACAACGCTGTCAGCGAGAATGGCGTGACCAACACGCCGCAACCACACAACAACAACACCGACACAACCATGTCTGACACTACTCCTGTGGCGGCTGCGGCTCCTGCTGCTTCCGTCGATCTTGCTACCATTATGGCTAAGCTCTCCGCTCTGGAAGCTTCCATGAAGTCCCCTGCCGCTGCTCCTGCTCCTGAGCCGGTGCGTCCCGTGATTGAGAACCTCGGCAACCCGCTGCTGGAGAAGCATAAGAGCCTCCGCGCTGGTGCTGAGCGTAAGGGTTTCTTGATTCAGAACCACAGCGAGTTGCTGCGTCAGTCGCGCTTGATCGCTCCCCAGAACGCGAACACTTTCGCTGCTGGTTTGGTTGTCGATTATCTCGCTGACTCGGTTATCACTGTCGCGACTACTAAGTTGGCTATGATTGCCAATTTCACGCGCAACGTTGGTCTCGATAACTTGCGTCCCCGAGCTACGGTTCAGGTGAAGAAGTTCACTGGTGGTGATGACGCTCAGGACAATCTGACCGACTTCGAGAACAACTCCAACAACGAGTCCACTCTGGCTGCTACCTCGGTGACTGTTAACCAGATCACCAAGACTTTTACCGTCACTCAGCAGGAACTGAATCAGGGTTTCCAGTTGGCTGATCTCGCTCAGGGTTCGGCTGAGATCTTCGCTCTTGCCATTAGCAAGAAGGTCACCGCTCAGATGACCTCTGCTCTGTTTGGTGCTGGTACTGTCATTGGTGCTGCTGCCAACTTCGATACTAGCGATCTCCCTGCGATTTTGGCTCTGGCTAAGAATTACCGCCAGAAGCTGTTGCTGTTGGATGGTAGTCACATGGCTCGCTTGATGTTCTCCGGTCAGTTGACTGCTGCCGCTGGAACCAACCCGTTCCCTGATGCGCGCTACGGCCCCCTGAACAACGGCTATTTCGGATTCGCGAACATCTTGGAGCAGAACGACTGGACTGGAGCTATTGCGAACACCGCTGGTTTCGTCTGCGGTCAGGACGCTATTGCGGTTGCGAGCGGTTTGCCGGTTGGAATGATCGCTGGTGAGTTCGTTGAGCAGCGCACTGTTGAGTTGAGCAACGGTCTGTCTGTGTTGCTCTCTGTCTGGTACAGCCGCGCCTCCCGCGCTCACATGGCGTCTTACGACATCATGTTTGGGGCTGCTGCTGCGGACACTACGCAAGCTGAAGTGCTGATCACCGCTTAATCCTTAAGGATATGCGTATTGCAACTACCGTAGCAGTGGACAAGAACGGCAAGAGCAAGCTGGTTTCTGGTCCCGATATTGACGCGAGTCTCCAACGCGACAATTTCAACACTGTTTCAGTTCCCGAAGGAGGCAAACTCGTACTGTGGATACAGGGAGCTTTAGCACCGAAGATCCGTAAAGGTTAACCGTAAAATTGGGGAGGTTGCTGGAAAGTTCCGGTGACCTCCCCTCTAACCGAAAAACAAAATGGCCGTTCAAGCAGACATTTCAACCGAGTACAGCATGGGCCGAGAAGGCTTCCAACTCGTCACTAGCACAGCCGCTCAGACCGGCAACTGGTCTGGCTTGATTCCAACCGAGCCAACCGTTTTCACTTCCATTACCGGATTCCAGATCAGCGGAACTTGGACATCCAAGACCATTCCGGCTGGTTTCCCGCTGGTGGGCAACATCACCGGCTTCCAGATCTCCAGCGGCTCTGTGGTGGCGTTTAACGCTCGCGCCTAAATGATTTCACTCGGAACATCAATCAACAGGACACGATCTGTAAGCCAGATCATGCCCGAGCCTCCGATCATGCGGAGGGATGTTCTGCAAGAGGACGAGACCTTCCTTCTTCAAGAGGATGGTGTGAGCAAGCTCGTCATTTCATTTGGAACCTTCGACAGCATAGTGCTGGAGGACGGGACCAGTTTCCTTTTACAAGAAGACCTCGGAAAATTCATTCTAACCGTTTACTGATATGGCCGACTCTAAAATTACAGCACTGACGGCGTTGACCGCCGCCGATCCCGCCAATGACATGATCCCTATTGTGGATGTGTCAGATACGCCACCAGCGTCAGGGAATACTAAGCGCATCTCGATCAACAACATCCTCGCTTGTTCGCCATCCGCCACCCTCGCCAGCGCCACCATCACCGGCGATCTGACGGTGGATACGAGTACGCTGAAGGTGGATTCGGCGAACAATCGGGTGGGTATTCTTACGGCGACACCTGCTGCCGGTTATGCGCTGGATGTGCGTGGTATTCTGGCCGCTGGAAACAGTGCTGGCACAATTATCGGTGGGATTTCATTTTCTACACGACCTGAAATTGGAGCAATCTCAAACCATAGTCTTGGTTTGATTGCAAACAACACGACGATGCACCTTATCACACCTGCTGGTGTGTTTGACTGGTACGACGGCGCTGGCGGCACTCGAATGACCCTGAACTCCACGGGGCTGGGCGTGGGGGTTAGTCCGGCGTACAAGATTCACGCAAACGGTGTAATTGCCACTACAAACACGTTTGGCGCATTCACGGCATTGCAGACTGCTGGCGGCACTGGATATCGCTGGACGTTAGCCAACGACAACAATTTCTATCTTCAGTATTCGCCTGATGGGTTTGGCTCTACTGCAACAAGCCGCATCGCTTTGGACTCCTCCGGCAACGTCGGCGTGGGGGTTACGCCGAGTGCGTGGGGTAGTAATTACAAAGCACTTCAAATTGGAACGCAATCATGCTTCTACAATGCGCTTGGATACATAACGAGCATCAACACGAATGCTTTTGAGAATTCATCTGGCCAACTTGTTCGCATAGCAAACGGAGAAGCCACTCGATATGTCCAATCTGGCGGAGCGCATCAATGGTTTTATGCTGCTAACGCTATCGCTGGAACTGTTGACGGCTTCACCCAAGCGATGACGCTCGACGCGAGCGGGAATCTGATTCTGCAATCTTCCGCAACTCCCGCCACGCTGACCACCAACGGCCAGCTTACCGTCAACGCCACCAGCAACACCAACCTCCGCTTCAGCTATCGCGGTTCCGATGGCACGACCCGAGTCGCCAACATCACTCTCGCCTAATATCCCATGATTACCCTCTCTTGGATCATCGAACGCCTTCTCTGCAAACCGACCGAAGGCACTCTCACCGATGTCGTAATCACCGCCGATTGGCGTTGCAACGGCACTCAGGATCAATACAGCGGAACTTGCTACGGATCGACCAGCTTCGCTCCGCCGAGCGGTTCGTTCACGCCTTACGATCAACTGACCGAAGCTCAAGTCTTGAGCTGGTGCTTCGCGAATGGCGTCGATCAAGCGGCCATCGAAGCGAACGTCACGCAGCAGATCAACGACCAGATCAACCCGCCGATCATCGCTCCTCCGCTGCCGTGGAATCCAGTTGCGGAGATCGTTGCTGTGGCTGAAGTTCCCGTCGCCTAATATGGAAATCATCGTCAAGCTGACTCAAGAACAAGCCAACGGTTTGCTGCAACTCATCGACATTGCGGTCAAAGCTGGTGGCATTCAGAACGCAAAAGTTGCTCTGCCGCTTGTTGACCTAATCGTCAACGCTGCTCAACCTAAATCCGAGTAATGCAAACCGATACCAACAGCAACAGTGGGGTTGGAATCTCTCTGGCTACCGCTGCCGCTGCTGGTGCGGTTTCTTTGCTTCCGCAGCTAACACAGTGGTTCCAATTCGGGGCCGCTGTGTTGGCTTTTGTCGCTGCTGCAATTGGACTCTGGAAAGCTCTAAAGAAATGAACTGGAAAACTACTCTTGCCGGTGTTGGCGCAATCATGGTTGCCGTGGGTGGAGCGTTGAAAGCTCTGTTTGACGGCGACCCGTCCACCAACATTGATCTTGCCGCGACCATTGCCGCTGTGACCGTTGGTTTTGGTCTTATTGCCGCAAAGGATGCGGACAAAAAGAAGCCCGAGTGAACATCGTCGAGCAGATCATCACCGCTTTGCTAAAGTGGCTGACTGGTCTGGCGAAAACTCCTCCCACCGCCGAAGATGCAAAACCAGACAAAGAGCTTAAGCAGAAGTTGCTGGATCGCATTGATCGCGCTGGCGGGTAGCTGTGGCTGCGGGACTCGCGTCGTTTACGTCCCACACGGTGAGCCGGTGAGGCTCGCTGAGAGCGTCAAAGCTAAGGTTTGGGTCAAAGGTGCTGACGGTGTTTCTGTGCGCTCCAAGAACCGTATAACGCTGCCAGAGGGTTGGTACGCATTGCCGAAGGAATAGTATGTCGCAACAAGTCATCAACGTTGGATCAACCGCAAACGACAACAACGGAGACACGCTCCGTGGGTCGTGGATCAAAGCGAACGCGAACTTCGATGAGATCTATGCCGCGCTCCCACTGACCGCTCCGTCAACGTGGGTTCCTACGCTGATTGATTCCGGTGGTGGTAGAACGTTTAACTTTACCGTCAACACTGCTCGACGAACGGCTGTCGGTTTTGTTGAGACATTTACTGTTGATTTGACCATCAACTCAGTGAGTGGTTCTGCGACCGGAAACCTGCGGTTGGGTCTTCCTGATGCTGCGACCTACGACGCTGCTGTGTCCATCTGGTTGGACAATGCGACGAATCAAGCGAAGACTTCTGTGATTGGTAAGATTGTTGGTGGGACTTCCTACTGCGAGTTGAGCCATTATGAAAATGGCGACATCACAAGTCTCACAAGCCAACTCCAAGCCACTTCACGCATTCTCGTCTCCGGTGTTTACTTCACAGCGTGAACCTAATCGCAACCAGTCTCCAGTTGGGGATGTCTGTGCTACAGAGCGCGATGGGAAATCCATCTTTTCTCTGGCAGGGAGTGCTGGTGCGTTGTCTTCCTGCTGCGATTACTGACGCAAACTCGGTCATTGCCGGTGGATTCCAAGATAACGTTCAAGCGCGGATCTTGGTTAAGTTCAGCGACTGGAGATTGGCTGACTCGACTCTTGTAACCGTTGACGCTTCGGTCTGGTCTTGTGACGTTGGTTTCACCGCTGACCGTCTCTTGCAAGAGTCTGGAAGCTTGCTGCTGCAAGAAAACACAGATCGCTTGCTTCTGACTTTTGGCAAAATGATTCCGGTCGTGGGCCGTCTTGTGACCTACGATGGGCGACAAATGCGGATCATGTCGGCTAAGAGAGACGGCTCCGGTGCTTACTACGCTCTTGAGCTTGGAGCTAAGACCAAATGACTCCAACCGTCACAGTAGATACGTCCCGCTTTGACGCTGCTTGGAAGGAATATCTGCCCAAGACTCGGAGGTCTTTGGCTGATGCTGTTAACTCCCGCACGTTTTTCTTGATGCTGCGGCTGTACATTCTGCTTCCGCCAAAGTCCCCACAAGCGGCTCGAAACAAGATTCTCGACTACTTCAATCGTCCGATTGGAGCGAGAAGGATTGACAAGAAGACTGGCAAGTTTCTCGGTCGTTCGCGTGAATTGCGCTTGGTCCACTTGATCGCTCAAGCGAAGAACGCTAAAGCGGGAAAACCCGGACTCTACGGTCAAGATATGCGTGACGCTGCTGGAAAGCTTCGCCGTCGCGCTGCTGGTTCAGTTGGTTACCTCAAGTCTGCTGTAACCAAAGCAATCAAGAAGCTGTCTCCGTCGTTTCAACAATTTGGTGGGACTCGACGAGCAAAGAAGGGTTCTGCTCAAGTGCGGATTGTTGCTGGAAATCAAGCTCTCATCAATCTTGCGAACCAATACGGGTTGCCACAAGAGAACGTTTCAATGCATCGCGGGTCTTCAGCGTATGCATACAATGCAAAAGCCGGTTTCTCACCATCTAGTCATGTCCGCTTGAACATCGGTCTTGCTGACAACCAGATCGGAAAAGTTGAGGCAATCTACGCAAAAGCGATGCAACAAGCCTACAACGACGAAGCCAAAGAACTTGAGGGTCACATTACCGCTGCGTTTCAAGCGGCTTTTGATGGTTCTGAATCGAAAGGAATCACTGTCCAATGAATGGCGTTGCTCTCAGAACTGAACGCGCTTTAGTCGATTGGCTTGCCGCTCAAGACTGGTCTGCGTCTCCGCTTGGAACCCCAACCTGTTTGACGAGCTACGGTCATGGAGCGTTTACAGATCCAGACTTAGAAGACCGGATGCCAGACTTTCCGCGCATCGTTGTGCGCTCATCGACTGCGGTTCCGGTGCATCCGATTGACCGGACTTGTGAGGTGGATGTAACCGCTACGCTTCAGCTTTCCGCTGACGATACTCCCGAATACAACGTGTTGGCTACCGTTGCAGCGTTTGAAAACATCCTGCAACCGCTATTTGTTGACGACAACATTTCAGAATTAAACGCTGGAGAATACAACGAGTCTGGAGGGTTTGTTGCGTATTTCGCAACACCAACGGACTTCGGCATCAATGACACTAGCGAAAGGGCTAGAACTTTTTCGCGTTCAATGACAATCTTTGCAGCAGCAAACTCATAACACACTAACAACATGGCACTTTCAAAAGGTCTTGCGCTAGTATACGGCGCAAAAGGAACCATCAAGCTGTACACGGTTGGGGTCGCAAACGCTCTTACCGAAATCACCACCGGAACCATCACGACCATTGAGGGCTACGACGCTTCACATGAGGCCGATGTCGAGCAAATCAAGAATTCTGCCGGTGAGGTTGTGGCTCAAGTCTCGGCCAATGAGCGCATTTCACTCAACATCACCTTTATCCCGAGTGCCTCCACTTTTGCCCAAGCTAAGTTGGCTGCGAGCCTCCCCAAAGTGAATGGGTATGCAGCTATTGCCGGAAGTGATGGCGTGACCGTTGGTGGTGTTTCCATTGATGGTGATTACGTTTATTCCGGTGGTGGAAGCGTTAAGTTCACCAGCAGCGGAAAAGCTATGGTTACCATCACTGTGACCAAGTATCCGTCTCTTGCTGGTACTGCCGCCGTATTCACGCTGTAATTGTGGCAGATCTTGCAAAGATACTCGCAGAGACCGGACCTCAAGCTCCAGTGGTGCTTGGGGTTCGACTTGTTCCCTACACCGTAGGACACGCGATTGTCTTGCAGCGTTTGCGCTCCCCCTACGTTTTAGGTGGAGAAATTACACCGAGCGATTTAGCGGAGGCTGTGCTTGTTTGCTCACAGTCTCCGCTTGAATCCATCAGGTCCATCAAATCAATCTGGCGTGACCTCATTCTGTGGTTGTGGGGAAAACGGATTGAGCGGATGAACTTGGCCGTTGAGTCCGACAAGTTTCAATTGTGGCTCAAAGAGCAGTCAACCGCTCCCGAAGTGCTGATGGAAAGCGCAAGCAAGCCAAAGACTCCCGCGATGCCGTGGCCCGAACGGGTTCTTGTTGGATGTCTGAATATTGGGATTGCTCCTGACGATGCGATCCAAATGCCTCTTGGTGACGCAGAAAGGCTCATTCTAGCTCACGCAGAGATGATGGGTCAGGTTCAGTTGTGGGACGACCAGAGCGAAGCCATTTGGCAGAATCAACAAGCGAACTGATATGGGTGTACTTTCTCTACTTGTTAAGCTTGGTCTTGATTCCACAGCGTTTGAGATGGGCGTGAAACGCGCTCAGAGCGTTGGTGAAAAGTTTGGATCAAGCTTCAAGTCTGCGGTCACCAGCAAGCTTGGCGCGGCTTTGTCGGTTGCTGCTGTTACTGCTTTCACAAAGAATATAATTGAAACAGCAGACCGCATATCTGATTTATCGGAACAGCTTAATCTAACTACAGATCAAGTTCAGAGGCTTCAAATACTAGCTGGGGAAACTGGTGTAACTTTTGAAAAGTTTGGTTCAGTTCTCGGCAAATTTGAGCAAGCCAGATTAAAAGCCACTTCTGGAGATGATGACGCGATTCAAACGCTCAAAGCTCTTGGTTTGACAATGGAACAGTTGCGCGACCCGCAACTGTCAACGATTGACGGGGCAGTCAAAGCTGCTGAAGCCTACAAAAACTCTGGAAGGTCCGCTGAAACAACGGCGGCAATGATTGACGTTTATGGTCTAAAGCTCAAAACCGCTGCCGCTGCTCTGGCTGATTATAACACAACGTCAAATCGTCTTTTGATTTCAAAAACGGACATTGATGTTCTAGCCAAAGCAAACACTTTGCTAGAAGAGCAATTTCGGATCATCAAAGGAATAGCAGCACCGACAATTGCGGCAGGAATTACCGCAACTGCAAACGCTATTAACAGTGTTTCAAAGCCGACTGAGAGCTTTCTTGAAAGGTTTGATCGTACTATGCGAAAGGCTTACACGATTCAATTGATTAAGAGGATGCCAGATGAAGCGTTGTCCAGAATAGTGCAGCAGAGAATTGCAGAAGAAAAACAGGGGAAGGTTGGCGATCAAAACACGCCTCCTCCTATTGGAACTGCTCAATTTGAACGGGTAGCTGGCATGAAGTTTTCAATGGGCGGACCTCAAGACTCTCTTGCTCGCATTGGTGGATTCACTGGCTTTCAATCGTCTCAAGACACTGCAATCAGGAATGCCATTGAGCAGACGCTTCAGTTGAAGCTAATCGTCAAGAACACGGACAGGACTGCCAACAACACGCAAGGCTGATATGGCAAC